GTACTTAATTAAGATTAAGCGATACCAGTTGCAGGTACTTCTACGTGGAAGCAGATGTACATTGTTTGAGGATGGTGACCAGCCTCAACTAGAGCGTATCTAGATTTAACTGCGATCTTAGGTGACATTGTACCTTCAGAGATAGTCTGAATTGACTCAGCCATCATGTAAGGCATGAACTTAAGACCTGGTTCGTCATCAGCACCTTTTCTTCCAACTAACACTCTTGTGTCTCCGAAAGACATGTTCTGGTCAACATAAACTGTCATACCAGCGATAGAACCAACTGGGTAAAGTGTACCGTTGTTCTGAGTTAACGTGTTAGTGAACGGAGCGAAAGTGAACTGAGAGATATCCTGTAAAGCAGAAGCGATTTGAGAGTTTGTAACAATGAAGTTAGCAGGTCCTCTTCTTCCTCTGTTTGCAACTACGTTAGCAGCAGCAAGGATTCTAGAGAATAGTCTTCTTTGAATAGTTGACTGATTCTCATAACCGCCAGATGCGATTTCAGCAGCACCGGCAATTACAAGCTGTGCGTTGTCTTTACCGATGTAAGTTTTATTAGCACCTGTGCTTGAACCGAACTTAAGGTTGATGTTAAGGTTAGTACCTTCAGTGTTCTTAAATTCAGCGTGGTTAGACCAACCAAGAGCGAATGCTCTAGATAGGATGTGCTTGTTAATAGCCTGAGAAACCTCATTAACAAGAGCGTTCTCGATCATAGAAACTACGTCGATACCGAATTGCTTGTTAAGATCTTGGATTTGCTCAGTTGTAACAGAAGCAGCAACTTGGAAAGTACCAGCCTCTACAAACTTAGTGAAAGTAGATAAGCCAAGTGACTTAAAGTATGTGCTTTCTGCTGTACCTCTTGACATAGGATCGTAAGGTTTTGTACCGTCTACATAAGGACCTTGCCAAGCGTTAGTGTTGTCAAGACCAGCACCAGAAGCACCTTGTACGTGATCTTCTAGAGTCTTAACTAAAACAGCTGCACCGTTTGCATAACCTACTGTAGCAGAGATTGTGTAAACGTTTGTGCCTGTGTTTAATGAACCAGAGTAGATAACTGCATCTGCATCAATTGCTTGAGAGATAGAGAAACCAACGGTTTGAGCTACTACTTGGAAAATTGGGAAACCATCAATACGAGAGTTACCAACGAACTTACCAGCTACTAGAGCACCAACACCAGCACTGTCAAGATCTTTTGTTGAAGAAAGACCAGCAGCACCAAGAAGGTAAGTTGAACCTACAGTTAGACCAGTTACTGGAGAAGCTGTAGATGAAGGAACTTTGATAAGATCAGGAGAGCTAGCTGTGTAAGGAGAAACTGTGTCAGTTCCAGAAAGCTTACCGCCAGCATAAACGTAGTCAAGATAGCTAAGTACTCCTGTAGGACCGCTCATTGGGATAACTGGAACGATGTCAAAACCTACTGTCTTAGCAGCTACCTGAATAGCAAGCGGAAGAAGTGAAGGGAATTTGTCACCAGAACCAAGACCTGTACCAGCGTAAGAACCACCAGCATAGAAGCCAGCAGGACCGCCAGAAAGACCTACGTTTGAAGGAGCAGCGATTTGACCCATACCGCTAAGTACACCAAGTGTGTTGTACGCACCGGCAGACTCGTTTAATGAGTGATAGTGGCAATATTTGGTTAACCAATCTAATTTGCCTCTATCCTGAATACCTGTTTTGCTCTCAAGTACTGGAGCCCAGGTTTCATAGATTTCATGTTGATTAATAAGTTGCATTTTATTTAAAAAATGTTATTTTTTGAATCTAGCTTCTAAAGCCTCCGAAAGATTTTCTAGATATTCTCTAGAAACTGCCTTTGACTGTGGAGCTGAGATTTTTTGATTTTGGGATTCGTCTATTCTTTCCACATTTGCCTTAGGAACTGAAATACCCCTAGTAGCCCAGAAATTCTGGATTTGGTAAGGTGTGTCCAGTCTATAGAATTTACTTTGAGCAATGATTGAAGCCTTTTGGCTTTCGTTCATATTTTCCCAAGCTCCTCTATATTTTTCTGGCATCATGTCTAAGAACTTTTCTCCAGATTGATTTTGTTCAACCAGAGCTTTACCCATGATATCAACTACCTCTTTTTCGGATGAGTAGTTGCTTTCGTTCAACGCTTTAGCGACCTTTTGTTTTTGGCCCTCATGCAGTGCCAAGAATTGAGCCTGATTTCCTTCGCTCATAAGACCTAGGAAAGGATAATTCTTAGATTCTGCTATTTCCTCCGTTTTTTGTTTA